TAATGGTGGTTCTGGCAGAATCAAATCAGACTTATTATTGACAAATTTGATTTGATTCTTTTTGTAGACATAAACGAAGTACATTCCTTCGTTAGTCAAACCACCTGCAGGAGATGATGCTGTATGAATTACTCTATCGCCAGTCCTGAAGTTGTGTTCAGAGAACGTAATTGTGTTTTCGCTGAGATTGATATCTCCTGCTGTGAAGTCAATGGGATTGAATACGATTCTTCTATTGAAATCATCGTATCTTACATCAATCGTAATTTCTCTTGTTGGTCTTAAATCAAATTCAATATTGTCGAGATAGGTAAGACCGTGGGTGCCTGCTGTAGCAACTGTTACGACATTTCTTGTTGCATCAGCGGTGATGATACTGGTAAGGTCAGTTTTAAAACTATGATTGTCGCCAGTTCCAATTCCTGTGAAGTAAAGTAATCCAGTATTAGTATTGATGCCAATATAAGAACCGGTGGTCCCCAATCCAACCAAATTAGAACTAACACCAATAAATCTATTATTGAATGGAACGGCGTATAAAGTCGCAATACCTGTCAGGTTTGTATTTGCTACACCAGCAATTCCATTCCAATATTGAATCGATGAACCACCGTTTAGGTTGTATCTTAATTTGTCATTCAGGTTCAGACCGTGATTGGGGAAGTAGATTTCCCTAGGACCAACGAAGACTTCAGACAATCCAGCACCTGGATTAGAAACAGTAAGTGTATTACCGATACCAATACCCAGTGATGTTCCGATACCGACTGACTCGGATGGAATGAAGTATAGTTCTTTATTAAGTGTTAATGATTTCGTGGTCTTAGCAACACCAGTATCAATTGTGAACTTGCTTGGGTCGGAAGCAATAGGTGTGGTAGCGGTATGTGCCGAAGATACTGTATTGTCTTGTTTTCTGGAAACACGAATTCTATTTGGTTCAATATTAAGAACCTTGACTCTTTCTGTTCCAATTTTCAGTATGTCATTAACCATAAGGTTAGGATACTGAAGATTTCCAGAAACAGGAATAAATGTATTGATTCCTGTTGATGCTGCTGTTTGAATATCTTCAGTCAGAACAAAATTGTTAGTGCTTACACCAATACGATATGTTCCATCAAATCCATCAAAATATTCGGACAATCCATCAATAGTTACAGTCTCATCATTATTGAGTTTGTGTGGTGCAGATGTGACACCCACGAATCTAGTTCTGGAACCAAAAGGAACAAATTCAATATTGCTGACAGAAGTAGACGCAACACTTACGGTGTTGACCTTTTTGCCACCAACTCTAGATACGGATGCTCTAGCATCTGTTCCTCCTGTGCCCCTATTGTCAAAGAATACTCTATCACCAACACGATATTGTGTTCCACCAGTTACGATACCGACACTATCAATGTCACCAGTAGTAGAACCGAAAATTCTCAGATACTGTGCTTTTTCTTTATTAGAATTCTTAATATAATCATATCCAGCATATTGATTTTCAATATAATAGAAGTAAGTATTTCTTAACCAATCATTTTCTGCTAAGTCATACTCAGTTTGATTGGAAGTCTTTCTGAAGTTGAATGGATTTGGTTTTGACTTGAAAGTAGGACCAATCAGATATGGGAACTGTGGTCTCTTGTATTTGTCAAATGGACCACTTGTATCTACAGTTTGATTGAACGTAGCGAAGTAAGCATAAACCCCATCTGGGAAGTCAGGTGTTATACAAATTCTACCATTGTTTTCATCAAGGTCACCTGTGCCTCTGAACACATAATCCTCTACAAAGAATCCCTCTCTGAAAGCAGAAAACGGTGGTCTTTGAGATGTGCTAGTAACTAATTCATATCCAGGACGCATTTGTCGAATAGCGCCACCAGTTCCATTTGCATAACCAAATGGTCCATAGATTGGGTTGCCATCATACGCCCAACCAATGATAGGTGAGTGTTGAAGTGAATTTACCTCAACACCATTTTCTTTTATAAGGTCGGGTTCACCATATTCTGTATCGCCTTGTGAATTTACAGCATATACTGATTCTCTAAGTTTTCTAGGTGCGTAAACGTGACCATATTGAAGACTTGAAGAATCAATGCTATCTTCTAAGAAACCGTCATCGTCACCAATGTTGTCAAGGTCATTAGCAAAAATATCTACATTCCATTCCTGAATTTTTGCTACAGAGGAAGCATCAACACCTGATGCCTTTACATTAAGTTGAATGTCACTTTGTCTATATCCAATTCCACCGAAAATAATTTTAACATCTACGATTGAACCATTATCTGTAACAGGAGTCAGTTTAGCAAAACTTCCTACACCTACGATTTCTAAATCAGGTTGTGAATTGTACCCTGTTCCAGCGTTTTGAATGATTACGTCAATAATCTTACCGTTTGAAACAACGGGGAAGAGTTGAGCAGAACTTCCACTATCAAAAGTAATATCTGGTTGTCTATTGAAATTGAGGATTGTAGAAGCACCGTATCCTACACCTTTACTGATGATATCGGTTGAAGTAATCGAACCTCTGAATACGGGAATAACCTTACAAGAGAAATCTTGATCAGTAAGTGAATTTACACCAATTGTTCCTTCAATTGAAACATTGATTCTTTCATAGTTGAGTGAACCGTTACCAGTAGCAGCAATGCTAACAGCGATATCATTATCATAGAAATAGTTTCTGCTAGTGCCACCTGCTCCTATTTCAAACAGTCTAATAGAATCCTTATCGTCAACCTTTACGAAATAATTTGTGTTTGAATTGATGCCACTGATTGGAATTGAACCAGGTGTATATCTAATAATGTCCTTTTCATTATATCCGTGATCAGGAATATTCAATTTGTTCAGAGAAGTGATAATCCCTGCGGCAGTAATATTTCTTTCATTGTTTTTATATCCTTCACCTGGGTCCGTTACAACAATATTGGTTACGATTCTCTTTCTTTCATAAGCGTCGATTGAATGTGTATCAGCACCATATGCAGTAAGACTAATTGTATTAATACCAGATATAGCGTCAGATTCGCTCTTATGAAGATTGATAGTAAAAGCATCTACTACTTTTACATAGTAGAATGAATTAGTAGAAATTCCTGTTATGGTTGTTGAACCATAGGTATTGTAGACAACTCTTTCAAAGTCTCTAAACTTATGGAATGTTCCAAATCCAATAGTATTGTTTGGTTCAAGTCTTACGTTGGTACTTGCTGCTCAAGCGTTGAAGATAACAATATGGTCGATTGAAGCGGAGGCATCTCTTGTGGGTGAACCACCAGTAATTCTAACGACAGGATTGTCGATATAATCATATCCAGTATCTGAAATATCAATTCTTTCTAGCGTCCCTTCTACTGAACAGGTTCCAGTAGCACCAACTCCTAATTGATCTGTAATATTTAAAAGAGGTGGGTTGATGACATCGTAACCATATCCTTGATTAACAATTTCTACTTCATTGATGCTTCCATAATATACGCTCTTTGGTGATTTAAAGTTAAGAATTTCAACACCGTTGATAAGCATACCAACGTATCCTGGATCACTATTAAAAGTTCCCGACTGATTGTTGGGTGTAGTAAACTCTCTGTATAATGCCTGTTGATTTACATCTTTCTGGTAGAAGTCAAAATAGATAAGTTGATTATTAGTTACTGTTCCAGAGGGAACAATAAACTTATTGTCAAAAAGGTCAGACTTACTCTTGGCGAGTTTTACACTTGTTGAACTAATTCTCTTTACAAAATATACAAGTTCTGCCATATTAGTGAACTTGTTATTTGTTTCAGTTACAAACTGATTACCATCAGGAGTTGTCGTGGTAGTCTTTGTAATACTACCTTGATAAAATACAGCATCACCTGTAAAGAATCCGTGCTCTGTGGTTGGAGTGATTACAATCGTACCATCAGATGATGCCGAACCAGAGAATGTAATTTTCTTATTATAGGGATTCAGTGGTGTTTGAAGATATGTTGGAATTGAATTGGACGCTACAAGAAGATCTTTATTGAACTTCGTGTAAATGTTCTGAACGTTAGTTGTATAATTTCTTAGTTGTAGATAATCTGAGGAGTCGCCTTTTGATATTCTATTTGTAATAGTATATTTAAGTGAAAGTTGTGCTGTTGACAGTGACGTGCTAAGTTTTGCTGTAAAAGAAAAATCAGAGTTGACAGCAGTAACATTACCCGTTCTAATTACGCCATCACTACCAACAACCTTTACAACATATCCAATCTTGAAGAAGTGTCTATTAAAAAATTGGAATCTATAAATTGATTCCGATCTATCAATTTCAGTAATTCCTTTTGATTGGAAATTAGTTTTTAAGTTGTAGAACCAGTTAGTTGCTTTTTTATAAGTGGCAGGAAGACCAATTGATTTTACATTAATAATATCACCAGTATTCAAACTATTGGTCGCTTCTTGTAGTTTGAGATTGGTTAAAGTGGAAGTCATTCTGACTTCGATCTTATCGTCATCTTTATAAGCAAAACAATTATTGTTATAACTTAAATTACTTGCATCAGGAATTTCCGAAGTAATATTAGTCGTAGCAATATCATTAAACTGGTTGACTGACTTTGAACCGTATGTAATGACTACACCGTTACCATCAATATCGGTGGTGAACAGATTACCTTTGCTTGGAAAACCAATAGTTGAATCAACATCAATAATACTTGAACCCGCACCTACAGTGTTAAGTATTTGTGTTTTTGGATTTACAGCGAATTTACCACGGATGCTTCCTTCAGTGTCATTATCTCTATCATATCCAAAGTCAACTGAAATTTGATAGTATTGTCCTTCGTCAAAAATAAGTCTTTGAACATCACATATAGAACCTCTAATAATATTGGAATCAGGTTCATTGGTGATTGTGCTGACACCAGACAGTGTTCCATCAGAGTTGATGACCTGTTGATAGAGAGTACGACCCTTCAGATCAAGAGGATCGCCAATATATTGTTCTACTACAAAGTCACGGGTAACCCTATAATCAGCGTCAGATGGTCTGATTAAGAACTGACTTGGTCTGATTACTTCTACTTCTTTTCCATAAAGTGCTCTGAAAAGAATTTCAACAGAAGCATCAGTTCCTTTTGACTGATAGAATGAACTAGCGCCAAAAATAAAATTCCTTTGATCTAATCCAGTAGATAACTGTCTATTTTGGAATCCAGGTGATACCTGAGTCTTCAGTTTAGTGAAGAACTGCTGAAGGAATAATACACTAAGATTCTCAATTACAGCACCTTTTTTATGTGATGCTGCAACGGTTTCATCAAATACAAGTTCATCAGGGGTATTGGTCCCAATGTAACTAGAGATGCCGCTGAAACCCCTTACACAGTCCTCAAACGTGGTTTCTGTCTTATATCCATATGTAATGATCTCGTTGTCAATTTTGATGAGACCGTTTTCTTTTGGAAACCCGTAAGTAAAATTACTATCAACGTTGGTTACAATTTTTGAATCTACAGGATTAATATCCGCATTCAGTGTTGTATTTGCCTTTACATCATATAATTCATCTACTTTTACATATTGATCTAAATTTTGAATAAGATCAAATGTGCCACCTTGTGTTTCTTGGGAAACGTAATACTGTTCTAAAAAATCTACAAGCAGAGGAAAATCGTCCCTAACAAACTCAGGGACCTGAGAAGCAAGGATATCCTGGATTTTTACTCTATCTATTGCCATTTCTTATTAATAACCGCTAGAAGTGCCTGAAGATGTTGACGATGGTGTATATGATGTAGAGGGTTGTGTGACGGATTGTTGTTGTGGTGTGGGTGATGGTTCTGTTACCTGCTCTACTACAGTTATTGCATTAAGACCACCATCTTCCGTTCCTATAATAGGAGTACCACGAACAAGTTCATTTCCATCATAACTTGAAGATACGATGTAGTTTGTTCCTGATGTATCATCACCAGAAGCAATCTGGTCCTTGATACTATTTACCACAAGATAATTCATATCTAATTGAAGATATAAGTCCTGCAGACCAATCACATCATTAGAATAAGGAACAGCAGAAATCTCAACGACAGGTGTATTTCCTTTAGTTACATCAGATGAAATAATCTTAATTGGATTAAGCATAATCTCACCTTTCATATAATCGACAATGCCAATGTTTCTCTTGACAATGACCGGTGTTGTAGGTGATTTTAACTTGAAAAGGAATAATTCACCAGTCACTAAATTACGATCTGGATAATCCCCAATGTAAACCGTGTCAGCAATACCACTTACTTTGAATCCAGATGATTTAACGTTAAATCCATCCTTAGCATTTTCAGTGATACTATTAC